TGATAAACTATTTGTTGGATAAATTGTGTAAATTTTTATTTGAAACAGATTGGCAGAGAATGCATATCGATAAAGTAATTTTAGTGATGTATGCAATACCAATAGTGTTGCTAATATGTCACACATTTACCAAGGTATAGTGGAGATTTGACCCTATGAGTTACAAACAAAACAAAAATTTCTGAAACAGGCGGTAGATTGGTAGATTTGATGTTAAAGTATTGTTTTTATTTAGCAAACAGGCTACCGCGTAGTCTACCGGCTACCGCCCAAGTTGGTAGATTATTCAATTTTTCCCAGTTTTTTCACACTTCGCACGCGCGCATATTTCTTACAAATTTTTTTACAGAGGAGGGTCAAAATCCCACTATACTAAGGAGGCATCATGATTAAAAAGAAACAAACACTGACGGAGGCACACGAGGTACCAGCTAATGGTAGACCTACTGAAGTTAAAGTTGGTTATAGAACTATAAAAATTAAATACATAAACCCCAGCTTTATACTAGACGACATGACCGACAGCTACGGTGAGTACAGGGCCAGAGAAGGTGTTATTTATATACAAGATAAACTATGTGGACAAGAGCGTTGCAACACTACGTGGCATGAAATACTACATGCAGTAGTTTATGTTTTCTCACTTAACCAAGCAAATGGTCCTCTTAAAGAAGAAGACGCAGAAGAATTGACTGTAAATACAATATCTAATGCGATGATGGGTGTTTACAGAGACAATCCCTGGTTGTTAGACATGCTTAAAAAACATTTAAATGAAATCGATAACTGAAGATATACTTGAATGGTCTGAAAAGTTTTTAGAACCAAAAAATGAATACTTAGGAAATGTCCCGGTATGTCCTTACGCACGCACAGCCAGACTCAAGAAAACTTACAGAATATTAGAATGTAAAAACTTTAATGCTTTCCAAGATGCCATAATAGAGGGAGCAAAACTAGTAAAAGATCCTGATATACAGATAGTTATAGTTGGTTGTGATGATATTAAATATGAACCAGAAGAATTAGATTCAGTCATAGATATATTAAATCGTGTGCTAGTTCCACAAGACGTATACCTGATGGGGTCACATCCCTGGGATGAAGAAGAAGATGAACCTGTAGAGTTTTTAGAGACAGGAGAATGGGAACCAGAAAATGAGTTTATGATGGTGCTTATACAAAAATACGATGAACTAGAAAAAGCTAGTGACAATTTACGCAAAACTGGATATTATCAGCACTGGCCTAAGGACTATTACGAGGGCACAGTAAATAAACGAAAATCTTATAGGAGATATCGACATGAAACCAGTTGATAAAAAGAAAAATCCCGGTTTAGCAAAATTGCCGACAGAAGTTCGTAATAAAATGGGCTTCATGAAAAGAGGTGGGGCTGTTAAGAAAAAAATTAAAAAGAAAAAACGTGCTGGCAAAATGGGTGGCGGCATGATGAAAAAAAGAATGAAACGTGGAGGTAAAGCATAATGGCTAAAGATACACACGTAACTAAGGATGGTAGAACAGCTAAAAAGGGTTTGTACTACTACATGAACCAACGCAAAAAGAAAGGCACTAGCCGTAAAGGCAAAGGAACTGTTTCTGATAAAGCGTTAAAAGCATCTGCTAAAACTGCGAAGAAGCCAAAGAAAAAATAATGGCAACTTCTAGGGGGCAAATACCGAAGACCACAACTGGTAAGGGTGCGAACTATCGCAAGACCAAAGCTGGTGCAGGTATGACAGCAAAAGGTGTAAAAGCCTATCGTCGTGCTAATCCTGGTAGTAAATTAAAAACAGCAGTCACTGGTAAAGTTAAACCTGGTAGTAAAGCTGCAAAGAGACGTAAGTCTTATTGTGCAAGATCAGCAGGTCAATTAAAAAGATCATCTGCAAAAACAAGAAACGATCCTAATTCTAGAATTAGACAGGCGCGTAGAAGATGGAAGTGTTAAATGAAAAGGTTAGACATTAGTGAAAACACCGCAATCTCGATGCCGGCGCGTAACCTTTTATCTATTATCGGCGCTTGTCTTGTTGGTGCTTGGTTCGGGTTTGGAGTCCTTGAGCGGCTTAATTCTATAGAATCAGATTTAAGACTAATGTCTAAAGATTTAGAAGCCGCAAATGCTTTTATTGATTCTGTCCCCAAAGGGGGCATGGTCAGTCCACAAGTCCAAGAGCTCTACATGTTGGTTGAGTACCTTGGCGAGAATGTAGACAAACTAAAAGAACAGATGGAGTCAGAGATACCCATGATACTAAAGAACGACATGGTTATACAATTTCATGAAGAACGATTAATAGACTTGGAGTCAAAAGCAAATGGAAACCATTAAAGTTGTATTCGCAATACTTATGATACAGAATGGCTCTGTAGTAGAAATGGTGCCTACTACTGGAATGTCTGATTGTTTAAAACAAAAACGTTTAATAACTAGAAACATCGGAGAAGATCAAGAAGGTATATACATGAACTGTAAAGAAGTCGAAGCAGTTGTATATGAAGACATGGGGAGACTAAAAATAAAAAAGATTATAGAGTAAATTGTACCACCAGCATCAATTAAAAAATTTAAACAAGTGGATTGTCGATAACAGTGTCGATCCAAACACAGCTGTTCTTACAGACGCTGTCATTGACAGACACAGTGTTTCTCAGTTGTTGTCCTCTGTTTATGATTTATCTTCTTACATTAATCAGACAGAGAAAGTTCAGGGCAAACCATATTTCAGTGAAGAAATTACTGATGATGGTCTTTGGGAAATGGCAAACATACAAGAATACAGCTTTCTAGCTGACGTAAAACATGTTTCTATATCTACCTGGAAACCTGGAGCTGTAATCAAACCACACATGGGTCCGTTTAAAGGAGTTATTAGATTACATATTGGATTACATATACCACCAGGCAATTGCTGGTTGTTTTTGGATGGCAAAAAACATTATTGGAAGGAAGGAGAAGTGTTTGCTTTTGACGACACTTACTTGCATTATGGTGCAAACGAAACAGACGAGGACAGAGTGATACTTTATGTAGATCTTGAACGTAAGATGAACAACGAAAGCAATCAACTAGCACTAAGGAATTTGTTAAATGAAAATATGTATCGTTAATCCAGGCAGGTGCGGTGGCACGCTGGCTTTGTGTTATTTGCACAGTAAGCTACCAGGGTATGAACTTAAGTATGAAGTCATTACTCCTGTATTACCACAACAAGAAAATATTATTTTTAAATATCAATACCTATATACCTATCAAAGATTAGAAGGCGCTGATAAATATATTGTGTTAGATCGCAAGGACAAAGACGCTTGGCTGTACAGCACGTATATGTCCTCAGTAAACAGCCATCTTCACGGCAAACTACCTGACATAGATTTTAAGTTTGATCCTGTAGATTATAATCATTCTAAACTAGGGATGACTAAGGTCTATGATGAGATATGGGTTCCAGAAAGAGAGCGCCTTGTAGCAGCTGGTGCAGACATGGTTTGGTATGAAGACATGAAAATAGATGAAGATGTTTATTTCGGCACCATTAAACTAGAAAAAGTTTGGTCAACAATAACTTAAACCATTGATTTCATTGGTGGACAAAATAGAGCCCAAAATACGTTGTATATAGTCCAACAATAATATTAAAAATCTGTTATATTTATCTTAACTTTGTGTATCAGCAATAGTCAAAGAAAAAGGCCAGGCGGAATTGCTCTACCTGGCCTTTTTTGGTCTTGATAACTTACAATAATTATACTATATGTTATTGTAAATGGGTGTACCTAAAAAACTTACAGAAAAACAAATGAAGTTTGCTCAGTTGTTGGTAAACAACGAGGGGCGTATGACACAAACAGAGTGTGCTAAAGAAGCTGGTTATGCTGAAGGCACTGAAGCAGTCAAAGGTTCCGAACTTACTAACCCTAATAAATATCCTTTAGTTGCTAAATATATTGGTGAGCTACGAGAAGAGAATCAGAAAAAATATTCAGTTACATTTGAGAAACACATAACAGAGCTAGCTAAGATAAGAGAAGCGGCTCTAAACAAAGGAGCATTTAGTGCAGCAGCAAACGCAGAAGTTGCTAGAGGTAAAGCTGCAGGACTATACATCGAACAAAAAATAATCAGAACAGGTAAGTTAGAAGATATGTCTATTGAAGAATTAGAAAGTAAAATGAAAAAGATTTATGAAGAGAACAAAGTTTTAGTTGAAGGTGAGTACACTGTTTTAGCTAACGATGATTTGGAATACAACGGAGTTAAGCTTAAGGATGTGTTAGATGAAGAAGAGTAAGCTTTATTCAGATCACACACCAGGTCCCAAGAAAAGAACTTCTATTGGGAACAGTGTTAGGTCACGACCTAAAAACAAACACAAACGACGTAATTATAAAAAATATAGAGGACAGGGAAAGAGAAGATAATGCATACATTATATAGAAATCCAGAAAACAAGTCTCCTTGTTTTATTATACACAATGCCTTTGCAGAGGATGTATGTAAACAGATAATTGAAAAGTATAAAGATAAAGTTTTTACAGGAACACATGTAACTTCAAAAGGTTTTACCACTACAGAAAGCGAGATTAGAAACTCAGACATTGTTTGGATGCAGGATGAGAACGGGGTTCAAAACGCATTACAACAACATGTAAAAGTTGCTAACCATTGTACTGGTTGGGACTTAGACATTACTGCAATTGAAGATATTCAATTTACAAAATATGAATCAGAACAACATTATTCTTGGCATGTAG